CAAGGTTATCCATTCAGAGGTAAAGCAGATGTCTTGAGAAAAGATGGAATCACAGACATCAAGACTACAACAGGTGGAGTTTCTAACTTTTATCACGCAGCAAAGAAATATTCTTACGATGTTCAATGTTATATATATTGTCAGCTCTTTGATGTAACATATTTAGACTTCAAGTTTGTAGTCATAGACAAAGGATCACTAGACATAGGTGTATGGAATTGTAGTGAGGAGTTTTATTTGGAAGGGGAACGAAAAACAAAAGAAGCAATACAAGTATTTGAGAAGTTCTTTATAGAAGGACAAGACATAGATAACTATATAATAGAGGGAATATTATGATTGAAAATAAAAAAATACACATATATACAAAAATAAAAACTTTAAAAAACAAACTTACCTCTAAAGTAAAACTAGAAATTGATTTTGAGGAAACTGATTTTCAAAGTGAAAGAGGGATTAAATACAAAGAATCACTTGAATATTTTTTACAGGAATTTTACGAATACTTCAAATACCATATCTTCAAAGAACATCCTTACTATGGAGAAACTCTAGATGAAATTGTAATGGATCTAGAATTAGAAACAATCCAAACAAGACAAGATTTTATGCGTATCAGAAATCGTTTCATAGATGCCTATGGTTTTTGTGATTATTATAGTGAAGATTATCGGGGTATCGTTTTAGATATGATCCACGATAGTGATTTTAAAGGTAAAAGATTTTGGGCAAAACATTATCGCAATTTACCACTAGATGATATGGATAGGTTACTTGAAGATTTTTTTAATAATAATTTTCGAGGAACACTTTTTAGTCAAAATTTTGTAAATCTTGTCAAATATGATGAATACATAATTTTTAAAGAAAAAGAATTAAATAGATGGAAAGAGGATTTATATGAAGGTAGAATTAAATTTATATCAAAAAAAGAAAAAAAAGATATAGAAAAACAAAAAGAAAAGATAATAAATAAAAAAACATATATATTAAAAGATAAAAATACAGGATATTATAAAATAGGTAAATCTTCAAACCCTCTGGACAGAGAAAAAACATTACAATCAGAGAAACCTACATACGAGCTGATTAAAATATTCAATAATGACATAGAAACAAAACTACACAAAAAGTATAAGAAACAAAATGTAAGAGGAGAGTGGTTTGATTTATCCAAGATACAACTCAAATATATATGCACAAATTATAAATAATATGAGTAAAGCAGATAAGATAGCAAAAGAAATAAACAAAATAGCAAAGGTAGATGTATTCCAGAATACAAGAAAAAGATACAAATACGAAAAGATGACACTACAAGAAATAGGCAATCTATTCAAACAAAAAGGTAGATCAGGCAATCATACAACAGTACTACACTCAATTAAGAGCTTTGAAACACATAAAAAATACAATACTAGAATACAAGATTGGTTATTAGACATCACACTCAAACTCAAAGACCTAAACAACGATGCAAAGAGAGAGTTCATAAAACACAAAGTAAACTTTCTAAAAAACAAAGATGTGGATAAGATTGCAAAGCAAGTAGATAAAATGACACAAAACAAATGAAAATTCTTAATCTTTATGCCTGTTTAGGTGGAAATAGATACAAGTGGGGAGATGAACACGAAATAACCGCTGTAGAATGGGATAAAGAACTTGCTAGATTGTATCAGGAACGATTCCCAAAAGATAAAGTAGTGGTTGCAGATGCTCATCAATATCTCTTAGATAATTTTAAAGAGTATGATTTTATTTGGAGTTCGCCCCCCTGTCCGACACACAGTAGATTAAACTTTAGTTTTAAAGGTAAAAGACAAAAAGGCGATGGTACTTTTAAATTGAAATATCCTGATATGTCATTATATCAACAAGTTATTTTCTTAGATAATTTTTTTGATGGCAAATACGTTGTCGAAAATGTGATCCCTTATTATCAACCATTGATACCTGCAAAAAAAAGGGGTAGACATTTATACTGGACTAATTTTAACTTACCAAATAAACTCTCAGGTGTTAAAAACCCTGATTTTACAAGACTACATAGAAACCACATTAAAGTAATGAGTGAATATCACGATTACGATTTTACAAAATATAAAGGGAAACAACCAAGAAAAAAAATAGCAAATAATCTTGTCTATTATGAGGATGGTAAAATAATACTAGATACAGTTATGGGGATTAGAAATAAACAAAATATTAATCAAGCAGAGTTATTTTAAAAATTAATTAAATTTTACGATATATAGATATACAAAAGATTAATTAATTAATTTAAATTAATTCTATGGATGGTAGAAAAAACAATGGTGGACACTCTACAAAAGGCAGAGCAGGTAGAAAACCAAAGACAGAGGAACTACAACTAATAGAAAAACTTAAACCACTAGAGCCACTAGCTTACGAAGCATTGAAAGAAGGTTTGAAGAAAAAAGATTATAAGTATGTTCAGCTTTACTATAATTATTATGTAGGCAGACCAAAAGAAACCAAAGACATACACATCAACGAAGATGTACCATTATTTATTGATTGATGTTTACACAAACACAGGCAGTCAAAAGATTACGAAAATTAGACAAAAGAATCAAGATTATTAGGGGTGGTAGTTCAGCAGGAAAGACTATTGCAATACTTATGATCCTGATTGACTACGCAATTAAAAATCCATACAAAGAGATAAGTGTAGTCTCAGAGAGTATCCCACACTTGCGTAGGGGTGCTTTAAAGGACTTTTTAAACATTATGAAGGGTACATATAGGTATGATGAGAGAAAGTTCAATAGAAGTACCTTAAAATACGAATTTAGTACAGGTAGTTATATAGAGTTCTTTTCTACAGATCAACCAGACAAGTTGAGAGGTGCAAGGAGAACAGACTTATTCCTAAATGAGTGCAACAATATAGACTTTGAAAGCTACCAACAATTAGCAGTTAGAACTTCTGGAGATATATGGCTTGATTACAATCCTACAAATTTATTTTGGGTAGATAAAGAATTAATAGGACAAGAGGATACAGATTTTATTACACTTACTTACAAAGACAATGAGAGCTTGTCCGATACGATTGTAAAAGAAATAGAGAAAGCAAAAGTAAAATCAAAGACATCTACATATTGGGCAAACTGGTGGAAGGTATATGGATTAGGAGAGATAGGAAGTTTAGAGGGTGCTTGTATTCCTGATTGGAAATCAATAGACAATATACCTAGTGATGCTAGACTTCTTTGTGCAGGTCTTGACTTTGGATATAGTGTTGATCCATCTACGTTTATAAGACTATACAAATGGAATAATTCTTATATATTTGATGAACTACTTTATAGAAAAGGTATGCTAAATAGAGACATCAGTCATTTTTTAAAAGACAAACAAATCACAGAAAACATTTATGCAGATAGTGCAGAACCAAAGTCGATAAGTGAGATCAGAAGCTACGGACATAAAATATTCCCTGTAACAAAAGGTAGAGATTCTGTTATCTATGGTATCAACCTAATAAATCAAAACGAGATATACATAACATCAAGATCAAAGAATCTAATCAGAGAATTACAAGGTTATGTATGGGATAAAGACAAAGAGGGTAACAATATACAGAAACCAACAGGCATACATCCTGACTGTATAGATGCAGCTCGATATGCTTTAATGATGCAATTAGAAAATCCGAACAGGGGTAAATATGCAATTAGATAAAAAAAAGTTATTATATTTTGTCAATTAATAAAAAAGTATTATATTTGAGTATAATTAAAAACAAAACAATATGGAAAATACAATAGATTTAGGTTATTTAAGATATAAAGAACTTGTTTACAAGTTAAATACAAAACAAATAACAAAAAAAGAATATAAAGAATTAGAAATCCTTGCATTTGGAGAAAAATTTGCAAATGATAAAGACCCTAATAAAAAATGGAGAGAATAATGGAAAAAAAATATTTACATCCAGTATTAAATAAACAAGTTGATAAAGAAATTTATTTTAACTTTGTATTAAGTAAGGACTTTCCAGAAGGTCCACCAAGCGAGAAGATGAAGTAGATTTTTAATTTTTAGTTAGTTGTTTGAGGAGGGTTTTATCGCCCTCCTTTTTTTTTGTCAAAAATCAATCTCTAATTTCGATATATATATATGAAGATTAAATTAATTGTCCCTACAGAACTTTCAGAAATAAGACTTTCTCAATATCAAAAGTATTACAAAATTCAAGAAGAAAACAAAGATGAAAGCTTTCTAGCAACTAAAATGATTGAGATATTTTGTGGCATACCACATAAAGATTCTTTTAGAA